AAGTCTTGATAGTTGTCCAGGTCATCGCGGATCGTGCGGACGACAATGCGGGTAGCCCCGCTTGGTAGCCCTGCGACGGGCAGTTCGACGAATCCGGTGGAAGCGTCGGGCACCAGCACCGAGGATACAACCACGCCACCCTGCATAGCGAACACGAGTGCCTGGGTGTTGGCTTCAGGGGCTACGCTACCGGCGTTCCACAGCACCTGGGCGTCAGCGTTCTGCAGCAGGCGGTTGCGCGTGTTCCAGTCGATGCGCAGATAGCCGTCAGTTACCGACATCGTGCTTGGCCAATACTCGCCTTCGATTCGGACGTTGGCCACTGGGTATGGTCGGCCCTGGCGGCCTTCCAGATAGGCAGGTGTTGCCGGAACGTCTGCGACTTCGGTGGTGCCGAGCGAGGTCTGCATGGTCATCTTGTAGTTGACCGACTGCGCCATCGACCGGGCTGTCGGGTCGACCGGGAACTGCTCCTTGCCGATGAACCAGATGCGCGTGCCAACCGGCCAGGCCTTTGGGTGGGTGTCCATGAGCCCGCGCTGCAGGGTGAAGGTGCCGTTGCCGATGTTCTGCACCACCCGCACGATCTCGGCGGTGTCGCCGCTACCCAGGATGGCGAACGAGTCGGTTTCGATGCGTGAGCGATTGGTCAGGCTGCTAACCAGAATGGTCGCCGTGTTTTGCCAGCTTTGGCCCAAGGCAACCGACAGCACTGCGGTGGGCGTCGAGTTTGCGGTGTCGGCCAGCACGTATTGCGTGGTGCTCGGCAGGATCTGCTCAGCGAACAGGCGGGCCGACTGGATGCCCAAGTTGGTGGTGCCGGCCAGCACGGTGCCATAGGTGACTTCGATTTCGGGGACGACGCCGGCAAAGGCCTGGAACACATACCAGAATGGCAGCTCGAAGGGCGCCAGGTACTCGAACTGGGTCGGTTGGGTCCGCGTGTCCACCCAGTCGCTTGGCTGCTCACCGTTAAACGTCGCCTGGGCCTGCCCGAAGACATCCTCGACCATGGCAATGGTGATGTCCGACTTGTCCTGGCTCTGCGTGGTCTGCGTGACGCGCATACGCATGGCCACGATGTCGAGGTCTGGCCAGGTGAACGTGACGATGTCGCCCGGGTTGAGCACCCAGGTCTTGCGGTTGGCCACGATCTCGGCAGACGCCAGCGTCGAGCTCAATGCGCGCAAGTCGCGCTGCCCGAGCCTGGCCGCCAAGCTCTCGCTGCGCACGCCCGGGTAGTCCTTGGTGCCGGGGATGATTTGCTCGGTGGCCTCGATGTTGCCGCCGTCGTGGATCGTTAGCGCCTGGTACTCCTCGGTGGCAGGGTTGACCCAACGCACCGTCAGCTCGTTGACCGTCTCGCCGTACATCCGGCGCGAGAATGAATTGAGCTTGCAGATGTCCGGGCCAATCGGCATGACCACGGGGTCGTTGGCACGGATGAGTCGCAGGGTCCACTTCTCCGACTTCTGGTTGTAGAAGAACGTGGCGTCTATCTGGTCGTTGATGGAGTCGATGAACTCCTCGATCGTGCTGGTCTCAGACCACGACAGCGACAACCCAAGCCCCTCGTTGTACAGGATGCCGGCCGCAACGCGGAACGAATCGTCGTCGAGCACCGATGGGTCATAGCCCAACCCCCACTCGCCATTGACCAGGCACTCGTAGATGATGTGCGCGGGGTTGGCGTTTACACCGATCTGCTTGCGCTCGGGATACCACTTGTCGTAGTACACCTCGATGTTGAAGGCGATGTCGCTGATGTACGGGTTGGTGCCCCAGTAGAAGTCGAAGAAGTTCACCATCGCGATGCCGCGGTAGTGTGTCCCCTTGGTCGGCATGTAGGGGAACTCTACACCCAGGGCGATCTGCGGCGCGGTACTGGTAGTGCCGTCGGCATTGACGCCCATCAGCATCTGGTTAAGGCCACCGAATCCCACCTCGAAGAACCCACCCACGCCGCCCTCAAGGCTCTCGCCACCGAACAGGCCGTCCTGGCTCGATCTCCCGGTTTTGCTGTTGTCGTTGTCGGCGTTGCGCCGAAGGTCACCACGCCACGCCACCTTGTCTTTGACCCATATCTCACGCAAGGCGTCGATTGGGCCGTGGCATATGGCCAGGCTCATGCTGCGGTAGTAGCGATAGCCAACGACTGACTTCTTTGCGCCACCCCCACTCATTGGTTAATCCCTGCTGCGCGTTTGATGGCCAACTCACATGCTCGGTTGGCGATGGGGCAGTTCAGCGCCTGGATCTTCTCGATGGCCACGCCGTCCTTGATGAAGGTGCGGAACTCGTCGGCCAAACCGTTTAAAGCAAACCACTCGCGAGCACCCTTGATGCAGCTGCCCGAGTCGACCACGTCGGCCGGCATTACGCGGATGTCCGTCATTTCTTGATCTCCTTGGTCCTGTCGCCGCCGTAGTCTACGGTGTTGGGGTCGCGCAGGCGAAGCTTGCCGAACGGCTTCTGCACCGGCCGACCAGCGTCAAGCGTTGGGCTGGTGATGCTCTGCGCGCTGGGCGGCTGTCCCTTCTTGGGCTTTGGTGCCAGCGCGTAGGACAGCGCCGTACTGACGATAAGCGTGACGATG